TATGGTTTAGGAACCGGTGGAGCCGGTTTAGATGCATTAGAGCCTGGCGTTAATTCTTATAACGCTGCTGTTGGTTCTGTTTGGGGTGGTGCTGTACCGGCGATTAATAAGTCGATTGGTGTTGTTACTACAGGAGTTAGTGGATTATATGCAGATTTATCAGCTGCTACTGCAGCTACTATTAATCAATTACGTCAATCATTTCAGATTCAGAAATTATTAGAAAGGGATGCACGTGGAGGTACACGTTATACTGAAATTATTCGCTCTCATTTTGGAGTTATTAGTCCAGACGCTCGTTTGCAGCGTCCTGAGTATCTTGGTGGCGGTTCCACTGTTGTTAATATCAATCCTATTGCCCAGACAAGTGCGACCAATCTTTCTGGAGGTTCTACAGTTTTGGGTAATCTTGCGGCTATGGGCACGTCACTCGCAAGTGGTCATGGCTTTACGCAAAGCTTTGTAGAACATGGCGTTATTATTGGTTTAGTGTCGGTTCGTGCTGATTTAACATATCAGCAAGGATTACCACGGATGTGGAGTCGTTCGACACGTTATGATTTTTATTTTCCTGCATTTGCAACGCTTGGTGAACAAGCGATTCTTAATAAAGAGATTTATGCAAGAGGTAATTCAGCAGATAATGACGTTTTTGGTTATCAAGAACGTTGGGCTGAATACCGTTACAAACCATCACAAATTACTGGTTTGTTTAGATCGACTACAACTGGTACGTTAGATGCTTGGCATTTGGCACAAAAGTTTACTTCTTTGCCAACTTTGAATAGTACGTTTATTCAAGATACGCCACCAGTAAGTCGTATTGTTGCCGTAGGTGAATCAGCTAACGGACAACAATTTTTGTTTGATAGTTTTTTCGATATAACAATGGCCAGACCAATGCCATTGTATTCAGTACCTGGTTTAATAGACCATTTCTAATATGGGACTATTTAGTGGAGTTATTGAGTCGGTTGGTAAGGCTTTAAGTGCACCAACTGTTATACCCGCTTTTATTGGCGGGGGTGCAAGCCTTTTAGGAGGTATGTTTACCAACCAAGCACAAGCTGAGCAGGCTGCGTCTGCTCAAGCTTTTAGTGCTGATCAGGCAAGTAAACAGATGGATTTTCAAGAGCGTATGAGGGCTAGTCAGTATCAAACTACAGTAAAGGATTTAATGGCTGCTGGGCTTAATCCCATGCTAGCTTATACACAAGGTGGTGCTGGTACGCCGTCCGGAAGTGCGGCAGTTGGTCAACAAGCTAATTTAAGAAATCCAACAGAAGCGTTAGCGTCAAGCGCAGCGCAATTAGGTAATATTAAGGCTGATTTAGAGTTAAAGCATGCCAATACAGTTGAATCGTATGAGCGTGCAGATATGTATAGTGCAGATACAAAGTTAAAGTTATTGGAAGCTCCGAATGTATCTCAAAGGTTGAAAAACCTTATTTCGGAGGAATTGTTAAATGATGCTCGTAGGACTGCTACTAATGCAGAAGAAGCCGTAAGGCGTGTAGACGAGCAAATAAAGCGATTGGGTGATTTGCCAGAGGCTAAATCAAAAGGCGCTTATTATGAAAAAGCGCCATATAACCCATTTGCTTTAAGAGATTTATCTCAGGCAGGAGCGTCAGCTGCCAGCATTGCACGCAATGTTAGTAATATGTTTAGACCAAGTATCGGGAAGCAACCGATGCCTTCCCGTGGAAGATAATATGAAAGATAAAAAAGTTCCTTTTTTACGTACACCATATAATTATGATGTTGATAAGGTTTCTGATGAGACCGGTCTGGTTTGTCCAGATCCGAGTTTGGCTCAACAGAATTTTAAGGATGAGTCGGATATTAACTATATAGTTCGACAGTTTGGTTTGACTGGTCAGTTGCCAGGACAAACAATAAGTCCCCAATATGGGGATTTTACAGGGGTATTAGATTATCATTCGGCGGTTAACGCCGTTTTGGCTGCGCAAGATGAGTTTATGGATTTGCCAGCCCAGATGCGGGCTCGTTTTGATAACGATCCCGCTAAATTAATAGATTTTCTCGGAGACGAGCAAAATCGTGAAGAAGCAATTAAGCTTGGCTTAGTTGCTAACCCTATTTCTGAGTTTTCAGAAACACCGGTCGGCGAGGTGAAACCCGCCGAAGCACAGTGACTTACTTGATGTAACTGTGCTAGGTGACACCAAAGACCACAAGGAGAAGTTATGCTACGTAGAAAACCTGTAAATAAGAAGATGTCGGCACGGCATTTTAAACACAACGTACGTCGTACAAAAGCCCCAAATATGCGTATGAATCCAATGCGTGGTGGCTGGAGGTTGTAATTGCCATGCTATCACCCGATAGCGGCATACCAAACAGTTGATGGTCAGGTTGTTTTTAGCGAAAGGCGATATTTCGACATTAGTCGATCGTTATCATTGCCTTGCGGTCAATGTGTTGGGTGTCGGTTAGAGCGTAGCCGTCAATGGGCTATGCGATGTTTACATGAAGCAAAGCTTCATGAGAAGAATTGTTTTATTACGTTAACGTATAACGACGAATCTTTGCCAAAAGATCGTTCGTTGCATTATCGTGATTTTCAATTGTTTATGAAAAGATTACGGAAGAAATATGGCGCTAACATTAGGTTTTATATGTGCGGAGAGTATGGTGAAAAGTTTGATAGACCTCATTTCCATGCCTGTATATTCGGATTTGATTTTTCAGATCGCCAGTACTGGAAACAAACTGGAAGTGGAAGTAAGCTTTTTAGATCCAAAGAACTTGAAAAGTTATGGGAATATGGTTTTTCGTCTATCGGAGATGTAAATTTTGAGTCTGCTGCGTATGTTGCCAGATATATTATGAAGAAGGTAACTGGACAAGGTAAGCATGACCAACATTACAAGTTTACAGATTTAGAGACTGGAGAAGTGTTAGAGAAGAAGTCCGAGTTTAATAAAATGTCATTGAAACCTGGAATAGGTTATGAATGGTTTAAGAAATATAAATCGGACGTTTATCCACATGATTATGTGGTAATAAACGGCCGAAAGGTTCGGCCACCTAAGTATTATGACTTGAAGTATTCGAAAGAATCCCCATTTGAATGGGAAGAGATTCAGTTTAAGCGTGAGCAGTTAGCTAAAGCGAATTTTGAAGATAACACGGATAGTAGGTTATTAGTTAAAGAGATTGTTACTAATGCTCGTGTGAAAATGTTAAAACGTGAGTTAGTTTAAGGAGAAGTTATGATTTCAGTTATTGTTAGTGTTAGAGATTCTGCAGCGGAAGCGTTTGGCAGACCAATGTATTTACAATCATTGGGAGTAGCGATTCGGTCATTTACTGACGAAGTTAATCGCGAAGATAAAGATAATCAGTTATTTAATCACCCAGATGATTTTGATTTATATGAATTGGGTGTATTTGATGATTCTATTGGCAAGTACGAACTTAGGGATAACCCTAGTGTTATAGTTCGTGGTAAAGATGTAAAAATTAAGTAATTCTTAAGGAGATAGTATGTTTCGTAATCGCTCGGTAGATGTGCATCAGTTTGCAATGATTCCTAAAGCGGATATCCCCCGCAGCAGGTTTAAAGCACAAAAGACTCATAAAACGACTTTTGATGCAGGTTATTTGATACCTGTGTATGTTGACGAAGTACTACCTGGCGATACGTTTAATTTAAAGATGACGGCTTTTGCCCGTTTAGCTACACCTTTATATCCAATCATGGACAACATGCATTTGGATAGTTTTTTCTTTTTTGTACCAAATCGATTGATTTGGAATAATTGGCAGAAGTTTATGGGAGAACAAGAGGATCCAGGTGATTCGATTTCTTATACAGTTCCTCAAATTGTTAGTCCTGCTAATGGTTTTCCTACTGGTGGTCTTTATGACTATATGGGATTACCAACTGTGGGACAAGTTGGTTCAGGTAATACAGTAAGTGTCTGTGCCTTTTGGCCACGTGCATATAATTTAATCTATAACGAGTGGTTTAGAGATCAGAATATGCAGAATTCTGTGACCGTTCATAAAAATGACGGTCCAGATACATATACAGATTATGCATTGTTAAGACGTGGAAAACGTCATGATTATTTTACGAGTGCATTGCCATGGCCACAAAAAGGTTCATCGGTTTCTTTACCTTTAGGTACAAGTGCACCGGTTTATGGAACAGGCAAAGCTTTAGGTTTAACTGATGGTGCAACTAATTATGG